ATATAAAATAATTGAAATAAATTTAATTTAAAGAATATAAAGATATAACTTGACTTAGTATAATGGCTGTATCCATGAATATAGATAATGAATGGGAAAACTTTATGTCATCTAGTTACAAAGATGAAGAAACGTCTGATGATGAGGATGACATTAATGAAATTTTAACAACACCAAGTAATGAATATTTATCTGCAAATTTGGAATTTGAGTTAGAAAATGAACCTCCTAAATCAACAGATATTTATATTTCAACAAAAACAAAGATAGCTTATTTAAATACACATATTAATTTGAAAGATTTGTTTTGGCAAGTTCCTGTAATTCCTTATGCAGCCCAATGTAATGGTGTCATAAAAAAACAGATGAAGTTTAATTCATTATTAGTAGAAGATTTAAATTTTATACAGGAAAAATTGAAATCTGAAACTTATTTTGAAGAACATATTATCACGCATATTGATAATCCTAGTGGAAGAATTAAGTTCAAAGACACTCGCAAGGTAAGTATTGGAATCTCAAGAAAAGATATTTTAAGTTATCGTTGCAAGAAGAAGAGTGCATTTTATAATTGTTTTGTTGTAATTCTTCGCATGAAAGTAAATAGTATATTCAAAGAATTCCATGTAAAGGTATTTAATACTGGTAAATTAGAGATTCCCGGGGTACAATGCGAAGATATATTTTGTTTATTAATGCAGCAAGTAATAGATACCTTGCAACCATATGTTGAAGAAAAACTTGCATATAAAGAGAATAGTAATGAAACTGTTCTTATAAACTCTAATTTTAACTGTGGATTTTATATTAACAGAGAAACACTATATGATATACTTAAATCAAAGTATAATATTCAGGCTATTTATGATCCGTGTTCTTATCCAGGTATTCAGTGTAAATTTTATTATAATCCGGACATTGGTATACAAAGTGGTTCTCAAATTACTGAAGAGAATAAACATATATATAAAAATATCAAAGAAGTTTCATTTATGATTTTCAGGACAGGAAGTGTTTTAATTGTCGGAAGATGTGATGAGGGGGTATTAATGATTATTTATGAATTTCTTAAAATTATTCTTGTAAATGAATATAAAAATATTTACCAGAAACATGTCAAAGTAATTGATGATAAAGATAAGAAGAAAAAAGTAAGAAGAAAGAATATTTTCATTGAAGTAGAAAATGCATAAATATAAATAACTATTTTGAAACCTAATAAATAGGTTTATATAAATTTATTTTTTACATATATTATAGTTAATTTGTTATACAGCATTTCTTTATAGACCATTCTTGTCTCATTAAATTTTTGAATTCTATAAATTCCATATCTGAGTTAGGTTCAAATGGTTGTTGAATACCACTTCCATCTAAATAATCAAAATAATCGTAATGTTTATTATCGTCTGTTTCGTACATATAACATTGTATAGTAATGCATGTATCTTTATTTGTTTCTAAATTTTTTAGTTGATGAACTTGATTCAATGTTGGACTTATCCAGGTTATGTCATCTTTTTCAAAATTAGTAACAGAAAATGGTTTTGTATAATCACTACTTAAAAATGGAAAAAGGCTCACATTTATAGAACCGTTCAACACACGAATAATTGCACTAGAACCGCCATGATTATGAATAGGTGAATAATGTCCAACAGGCCATATTTCCATGACATATGGAATACCAGGAGATTCACCATTATTCTCTCCTAATGTAATACGCAGATAGGTCTCATTATAATTCGGCTTATCTTTATCAAATTCGGTTGCTTTCTGTTTAAGACATTCGTAACACCAGTTACCAGGGGTAGCAATACTATATTCAATTGCTTTTGTAAAATCGGGAAAATCAGGTGTATTTATAGTAAATTGTTTACCTGAAATGCAATCATATAATTTTTGTGATATAATAGAAAGATTTGCTTTTGGTATGTATGAACCAATAGCAATTGTTTCCATAGTAAGGTCATCTGATTTTTTTACTAAAAGAGGTACATTTTTTGTAATTGGATCTCGTAATATATTTTTAACTTGTAATTTATATGCATTTACCTTTACCAAACTTTCTAAAAATAACTTTGTATTCTCTCTATTCTCATATGGAAACTGGTAAGAATAAATGATATTCTCTTTACGAGCTTCTCCAATACCAGCATATAAACGTTGATTTTGTGAATCAAGACTAAACCAATAGTATGCACTTTTCACGTTGACAAGTATACCTTTTGTATTTTCCTTATCAATCAATGGTTCATTACTTGGTTCCATCTTTACATTTACTCCAGAATCCGTAAAATATACCCGCAAACATGGGGTATTGTTATTATTTAAAAAAGTTAAAACACAACTATCTGAAGCATCAAATATAATAACTCCTTGACCATGTACAATCAAATTAATTTCCTCAATGTATTTACTAATTTTTAAACACTTTGGTATACTATCTGTATGTATCATATATAATAAATATTGTATTTTATTATATAATTTTTATCGCATATATATGATTATGATAATAACCATTCTACAAACTTTTTATTAGATTCTTCTAATTTTTCATTAAAAATATCTAAATTAATCTTCTCTTTTGCTTTTTCTAGAGAATCCGGATTTTTTAAAAAAAAATTAACAATTAAATGACTTATTTCAAAAAATGTATCTGGATTTTCTATTTTATAATATAATTGTTGCGTTATATTTTCTAAAATACTTATTTGTGATTTCTTTTTTAATAATATTAGTTTGTTTGTCAAACTTACTATATGATGTATTTTTTCTATTTCAATAATATCTACATCAATCATCTTTAATAAATAAGTTTGAAATAAATTTATATATTTATCAACAATTTCTATTTTCTCTCTAAATTCAGATGTAACATTCTCATTTTTTCTTTTTAATTCATTATTAATATCAAAAATTGTTTTTTTATAAACATACATAGTCGCATCCCTTGTTGTTAACTGAAGAAACATTTTATCTTCTTCTGTTATTTGTCCAACAAATTCAATATAAAAATAAAATGATTTTTGGCAATGATAATATGTAACTTCTAAATTTTTTGTAAAGTATAAAATATAATTAAATACGTGTGTTATCGTATCTAGACCGCGAATAATAATAAATTTAGAAAACCATTTATTCTTAATCTTTATATTTTCTACAATAAATTTTGTGTACTCAATAATTAATTGTGCATATTTATTTGTTATTTCAGATAAATCATATTCTAAATTTTTTTTATAATTATCAGAACTCATTAATGAAAAATTATTCTCTTTGGGTGTATTTGTTTTCATTATATTAGTTTCTTTTATTTATTTATATAAAAATACTTTTTATATATAAGTATTTAAAGATTTACAAATTTTAATTATATAAAATGTCTGCAGAACAAAAGAACGATAATGCTTTGAATTACCGCCTTCCATCTGATGTTACACTAAAGCATGCTGCTAAGCTTGCTATTGTTGACGATAAACCTATTCTTCTAGATTATTGGGCTCCTTCTCTAGATAAAAAAGCTTTAGTTGGCGCAAGAGAGAATGGTGAAAAGCTTCTTGTAAAGAGCGAAGATGAATATACTAGCACAATTGCTAAGTTTTACAAATCCGGAACTGAATATATTGTAATTACTGAAAATTCTATTTATATTGTTTCAAATGAAATTCCTACTAGACGTATATCCTAATCCACCTTTGGAAAAGGTGGAGCCAAAGTGTCTTCTAGTTTTAGAAAAGGTTCTGCAAAGCTAATTGCAAAAACATATATAGATTTAGAAAAAGTTGGAGCCACATTTTGATCAACTTTTTTGCTCAACTTTTTAAAAAAGTGGATAGATTTTTAATATTTTACTATTGTAACAACATGGTTAATAGATTCGGAACAGGAAGTAATTCAAATGGACAATTTTGGTATGGAAATACCACAAATTTTCCTGGATTTTTGTATAAAAAAAATGTCGGAGTGGGCACAAGACGTAGTACAAAATTTACTGCTGGTGCAAATATTACCACAAATTGTTCTTGTGGGCAACCTAATTATTTATACAATAAATATAAGCCTGGTACTGGTGGTGTAGGTGCATCTTCTACTGCAAACCGACGGGCAAAAAATAGACTCGCAACAGTATATACTAATAGCAATGGCGCAAAAAATACTTGTTGTAATTATTTTCAATATTTAGGAAGATACAATAACTATACAAGCAATCCTAATGGTTTTTTCCCTGAACAAATTCCAGGTGTTAAAACTATTTTTATTTCCCCTGCTACAAACTATCCTAGGTAAATTTAAAAAAATAAATCTAAAAAGTATATTTATAATAAATTTAGAGACAATCGTTTATTATAAGTAATATGTCAAAATCTTTATTTTATGGTTTAAATAAACTAATAAAAAATAATATACCATTTGGAGTCAATGTCGCTTTATCTGGCATTGGAATAGCTGGACATGGATTGTATTCTTATAGTAGTTGTAAGAGAGATACTATAAAAATTCAGAAAAAATATACATTTATACAGAATTCAAATACTCAATTTATGATTATTGATCAAAATGAGAAACACTATAATGTCAATAATAGTTTTTGGTATTGGAAATGGGATTCTATAGAAGATTGGAGCACACTTAGAGAGGATGATTCTATAAATATTAAATATTATGGTTATAGAGTTCCATTTTTAGGATTTTTTCCAAATATTATTTGCAGTAAAGATACTCCTTCTGAAAATAATCGTAGTATTAAAGATAATGATAACGATACTTTATTTACCACATTTTTAGTGGGTTAAAAAGGAAATTAAATTATCAATTTATTTTGAGACGAAACCAGTCATGTGTCTAGATACAGGGATTCTTTGGTTATTTGTTATTGGATGATTATATGGCCTGTAATAATGATTATCATATTTCACATTTGCATCATAAAATTGCACTCCTGGTGGTGCGTTATATGAGTAGTTATAATTTGTTGTTGGTCTAAATCCAGCTGACACTGGTGTTTGAGCTGAGTTAATATTTAAGAAAACCATGTTGGCATAACTTTTCTTCACTTGATTGGGATCTTGATTACATCTAACTAAATAATTATGCCAATAATTATGTGTCTTACCAATACTTGGTGCGGTTCCACTCTTCATAGGACCTGAAAACGTATTGTTATCAATATGATTGATATAGGATTGGATATTGCGAACTTTTCTTGAACGGCCTGCCATATATATATTCACCTTTTTAAAAAGGTGGAGCCAAATCTACTTTTAGAAAATCTACTTTTAGAAAAAGTAGAGCAAAATATTCTCCTAAAGTTTATTATTTAACTATATGTTATTGAAAAAATAGAGCAAAATATTTTGCTCCACTTTTTCTAAAAGAAAAAAGCTTCCTCAGGAAGTCGAATCCTGGACCTACCGCTTACAAAGCGGTTGCTTTTTTACTATTAATTTCTAAAATTTATTTTACACCTTTTACAATTAAATTTTTTATAAAATCTCAGTTAGTTTTTCAATTTGTTCTAATGTCAAATTCTCTGGAAAATCTATATGAAAGTGTATAATCATATTACCTTTATGATTTTCACGTGTTAGACCCATATTTGGATATATTTTTTTATACTCAGGTGGAATTATATTACCCTTATTATTATTTAATGTATAACTTTTACCATTCAAATATTTAATTTCAAATGAAAATCCACACAAAGACTCTTTTAACGTTATATTTTTTTCTAAAATTAAATCTAATCCTGATCTCTTGAATTGCGTTTCATTTGTTATTTTTATAAATACTTTTACATCCCCCTTCGTTCCTTCATTTATAGTATTACCTTTATCTCTCAATACAATAATTTCACCATCATCAATACCCTGCGGAATAGATACATATACTATTTCTGGTTCATGTACTTTTATTCCATTTTCCATTACCCATCTTTCAATTTCAAGGGGAATAGTAGCACCAGTTAATACTTGTTCCATATTTACATATAATGTTTTAATAATAGGTGTTGGCTTTTGCAACGCTTGATGAAAACTCATAGGCGATCCATTAAATACGTGAATTCTACTACCAGCTGGCATTTGTCTCATACTAGGAAATCCTTCAAATGGATTACCTCCTCCAAAAAACATATTTAATATATCATCCATTGGTACTTCCATTCCTCCCATTCCTCCCATTCCTCCCATACTATTCATCCGCATAAATGGATTCGGGTTATCATATTCTTCTCTCTTTCGTTTATCACTTAAAGTTTCATATGCTTCATTTATTTTTTGAGTCATATCAACTGCTTCTTGATTACCTGGATTTTTATCTGGATGCCATCTCATTTGTAACTTCCTATAAGCTTTCTTAATTTCATCTTGTGATGATTTTTCACCAATTCCCAAAACATTATAAAAATTTTCTGCCATTAATATTATTAACAAAGATATACTTAAATAATTATTTACGTATATTATTAATGAATAGTGAAAATAAATTATTTGTACATAAATTTCAGCCTTTGTATTTTAAAGATTTTGGTAATGATAATAATTTAATTAAAATGTTGAATACACTAATATTATTAGATAGTATTAATATTTTGTTAATTGGAGATATTGCTTCAGGTAAAACAACTATTTTGAATTCACTTATTCGTGAATATTACAAAGGGTACACTACAAAAGAATACGAAGAAAATGTTCTTTATATTAATAGTCTAAAGGAACAAGGTATCAATTATTATAGAACAGATGTTAAAACATTTTGTCAAACATGTTCAAATGTTAAAAATAAAAAAAAAATTGTTATTTTAGATGATATTGATCTTATTAATGAACAAAGTCAGCAAGTTTTTCGCAATTGCATTGATAAATACAGTCATAATGTTCATTTCATATCTTCTTGTAGTAATATTCAAAAAGTTATTGAAAGTCTTCAATCTCGTTTAACAATTATCCGAATTAAACCACTAAATAAAACAAATCTGGAAGAAATTATCAAACATATTCAAATTAAAGAAAATATTGATATTGATAAAGATGCACAGGATTTTATTGTAAATATTTCAAACAATACTATGAAGGTTCTAATCAACTATATGGAAAAATTTAAACTTCTCAATCAAAAAATAACACTTCCTTTAGCCGTACAATTGTGCTCCAATATTAGTTTTTTAATATTTGAAGAATATACTACGTTTATTTTAAACAATTCTTTAAATGAAGCATTAACTATTATTTACGATATTTATGATAAAGGATATTCTGTAATGGATATTCTTGATAACTATTTTGTTTTTATTAAAACCACACAAATATTATCAGATGAACAAAAATATTGTATAATTCCTTGTATATGTAAATATATTAGTATTTTTCATAATATTCATGAAGATGATATTGAGCTTTCATTGTTCACAAATAATTTAATCCAAATATTAAGAAACAATTAAAATTTATACATTTTTCCCTACAATAAATTTTTTTATATAATATTATTATATAT